AAAACAATCCAGTTTATAGTGACTCTAAAGTATATAATGATGCACTTGCAGAGCTATCATATATGATGGATGATTTAGTTAGTGATGGTGCTTTAATGTTAACAACAAATACAAAAGCTCAAGGAAGCGGTATTCAAATACAATCAAGACGAGAGTTTGACAGACTTATACCTAAGATTAATGAAGCATTATATGATGGTATATCTATGATTAATGGTTGGACAAGAGGTAAACTAAGAGCAGAGGCTTACGATCTTGGTGTTGAAAGACAAAAAATAGAAAGCAAAGTTGATAAATTAGCTGGGGGTAAGGGAGCTAAAATGAAAGAAAGCGATTACTATGATTTAGTAATAAGAGAAATAGAAGAACCTGGCAGTACATTAAGACTAGGATATGACGCTACTACAATACAAGCTATTGAAGGAACAGCTAGAGTAATAAATGAAATAACTGAAATGTTTGAAAAACAGTTAACAAAAAGAAATTTAATAGGTGTACCTAAACAAATACAAAACGAAATAAACTTATTAGAAGCAAAAATATTAAGAGAAGAAAAGAGTAAAAACCCATTATCTAAAATTGCTGTTAGAGAGTATCAAGCTAAATTAGAAGATGCAAAAGAGTTGTTAGCTATAGTTAAAGAAGAAAACATGCCTGTTAGATCAGGAGGGTATTATCCTCATTTGTATAGAGAAATTCCTGTTGATAGAAAAGTTGAGTTTATAGATGATTTAGAAGCACAATTTAAAATAGATGAATCACTAGGTATGTTTACTGGTAAATTAACTGCTAGAGAAAGAGCTGAAATATCAGCACAAAGAATAATGGGTGAAGCATTAGAATATAATTTTGGAAATTTATCTGGCAGAGGAAGAAGTAAATATTTTATAGAAAGACAAGTTACTTGGCATGAAAAAGATAAAATGTTGAAGTGGATAGATAATGATATTTTTTCTGTTATGTCTAATTATATACATAGAGTTGGGCCATTAATTAAAATGCACGATTTTGGTGGTGGTGATATTATGTTAAGTAAACAAATGATAGAGATAGAAAAAAACTTTAACATTATAAAATCTGCTGCACCAAAAAAATACTTACCAAAAATTGAAGAAGATATGGAAAACTTTAAACTTAATATTGCAGACATGAGGGATGTTGTTTTAGGTAGGATGAGTAATCACGGTAACCCAGCAAGTATACAAGCAAGAACAGCAAGGTTATTAAAAAATTACGCTACAACATTATTTGCTGGTAAGTTTTTATTTAGCTCTATTCCAGATTTAGGAAACATGGCAGCAATAATTGGTATGAAAGAAATTGGTATTTATACACAAGCTATAACATCTGGAAACAAAAACCTTATAAACGCAATAGAACAAAACAAAGAGTTTACTAAAGAAATTGGATTAGCTATTGAAACTGTATTAGGTAGTAATGCAAGATTTATGGAACCCAATCAATACCGAACACCTAGTGGTGGTCTTGGACAATTTGGTTTAAGAAACATGGAAGATTATGCAGAGCGTGGTGCTAATGCTATGCACATAGCAAACTTGTTATTGCCTTGGACAACAATGACAAAACAATTAGCTGGTACTTTAACAACATCACAGTTAATTAGAAATGCTATTGAACTTACAGCTAATGTAAAGCCAAGAGCTAATGGTAAAAAATATGTAGCTGATATACCTAAAAAAGATATTAAAGAATGGCAAAGGTTACAAAATTTAGGTTTAAGCAAATCAGAAATTATTGCAATAGGTCAAAAGAAAACAGGAGTTAATTGGGAAAAAGTTGAGGAGGGTGATACCTCTATATATGTAGGTAATGTTAATAACTGGACAGATAGAAAACTAGCAGAAAAATTTGAGATTGCTGTTTTTGAACAAACTGAATTAGCTGTTATGATACCAGGCTTATCCTCTAAACCAAATTATTTATACAATACTGTTAATGTTCCTTTTAGAGGTAAATGGGCTGTAAAAATAAGAAAAGAAATGAATGATTTAGATGACAAGATTAGAGATGGAGTCAATAGAGGTGTTGGTGAAAAAGAATTAGAACCTATGCGTGAAAGATTTAGAGAGCTACAATCTGAATATTCTGGATTAGGAAGAAAATACGCTCCATTATTTAGTTTAATATTTCAGTTTAGATCATTTGGTATTGGTGCTGCGCAAAAAATTACACAAGCATTTACACAAGGTAGACAAAGATCAAGATGGTCTGGTTTATCAGCAGTTATAGCATTAGCATATATTTCTAATTATCTTAGAAATCCATATTATAGATTCTTAGATGAAAATGAGCAAATGCTTACAGCATTAGAATATACTGGTGTTACAAATTGGTTATTAGATTTTAATACATCAATAGAAACACTTGCACCTTTGTTAACAGAAGATGAATTTGGTTTAAGAGCTATGTTAGGAATGGATCCAAAATGGTCTTATGATGAAAATATAGATAGAGTAGGTGGTGGATTTGGTACTGGTTATGCAGCCTTATATAAAGCATACGATTATATATTAAACAATGATGATAAAACAGATAGAGAAAAATTAAATGCAATTAGGCAATTAATACCGTTTAACAACCTTTTTTATCTTAGCCCTGTAGCTAAAGGTGTACAAAAAGAAATGTTAGAATCTAAACAATTAGATGATGAGTTTTTATATGGGTATTAAAGTGCGTTGCAATAGAATAAACATTAAGGAAAGTAGGTCATTATGGCAATAAGTGTATCAGATACAAGCCCAAGAGTAGAATATACTGTTGGCACATCATCACAAACTGTATTCTCAGTACCGTTTGCTACTGAACAAGCTGCGGATATTAAGGTTTTCGTGAATGATGTAGAGGCTTTACAAGTATCTTCTCTATCAGGACAGACAGGAACAGCATATATATTAAATAATGTAGGTACTGCTAGTTCTACTACTGTTGAATTTGCTACAGCACAAAGTAATGTGACCGTTGACATAATCAGAGATACAGCTATATCAAGAACAAGTGACTACAACACAGGGGGGTATTTTGATATTGAGGACCTCAATGTTGAATTATCAAGGGTAACAAGAAACTTACAAGACTTGGAGTTAAAAGTTGATCAATCTATTTCAGCACCTATACAAGAGGGTACGCCAGGAACTCTACCTACTGCGACTTCAAGGGCTGGAAAGCTCTTGGCTTTTGACTCATCTGGTAATGTCACCACTAAAACATCTGCTATTACTGAGTATCTTGGAGCTTTTTCAACTGATTTAACTAACAGGCCAGACGGTACTGCATTACAAACTGGTGACTTATATTACAATACAACAGCTTTAGAAACACGGATATGGACAGGCACAGCATGGGATTTGGTATTTGGTAGGGTTCAACCTATATCAACAACATATACTTCTTCTGGTCAAACAACACTAACTCTATCAGCAAGACCTAGTAGTGTCTTGTCCATATTAGTTATTATTGATGGTGTATTACAGAATGTTAATAACTATACATTGTCTGATAATGTTATAACATTTACAACTGCTCCACCTACTGGTGCCTCTATTGAGATAAGAGATTTTTCCTCAACGGTATCATCTGGTTCAGGAACTATTATTGATTTATCTGGTACAGAAATAACTCAAGCTAATATAGATTTAGATAAACTACTTGCTGACTTAGCTGCTGCAACAAATAAAATAGATACATCACAATTATCTTCAACACTACAAGATCAAATATCTAATATTTCTACAGTAGATGGTAGAGTCTTGGTTCTTGAAAACATTATTACACAAAATGGTGTGCAACTTATTACAGATCAAGGAACTAAAATAACTGCGCTAGAAACATTAACATCATCATTAGACAATACTGTTAATGGTTCTGCATCTACATCATTAACATCAAGAGTAGCTGCTTTAGAATTATTACAAGTGCAAGGTACTGGTAGTATAACATTAGATTTAAATAGAATTACCAATCTTGAATCACAAGTATTTGAAGCAGATGGAACTACAAGAAGATTAGCTACACTTAATGAACACAATTCATTAAACGCTACTGTAAGTACACTTAATGGTACTACAACATCTCATGCTACAAGATTAAATAGTTTAGAATCTATTGTAACTGGTGGTACTGGTAACAGAGTACTGGCTACAATATCAGAATTAAATGCTGTAAGCACAACTGCTGCATCTGCAAACTCTACAGCACAAGCCCAAGCTGCAACAGTTACACAGTTAAGTACAACAGTAGGCAATAACACAACATCAGTATCTACTAACACTCAAAGTATTAATGGAATACAAGGCAAGTACTCTGTTAAAATTATGACTAATGGTTATATTGGTGGCTTTGGATTAATTTCAAGTGCTAATGAAGTAGGTACATCAACTACATCTTTTGCTATTAATGCTCAAAAGTTTTATATGGTTGATAGATTAGGTGGTGCTAGTCCTAGTACAGTATTTGAGGTTGTTGGTGGAACATTTAATATTCGTGATGCTGTTATTGATTCATTACAAGCTAATAAAATTAGAGGAGATGTTAATAAACACCAAGTAGCAGAAACATCTGGTTCATCATCTTTAACATCTTCTTATGTATTAAAACTTACTTGTGATTTACCAGCACCAGATAATGTAGGATCAACAACAGAGGGCCATGCTGCTATGGCTTTTGCTAGTTTATATTTCAGCAGTACATCTGATGGTATATATGGAAAGTTAACTGCATGTACATTAACAGGAAGCACAGAGGGTACTGAGTATGTATTACATGATATATATGAAGATTGGTATGTATCTAATTTGCATCTTAACGCTAGAATACCAACACAAATATCTGCAACAGGAAAGACAACAAGTGCAATTAGATTTAAACTATATGCCAAACATGATGGAACTTCCTGTAGTTTAACTAAAGCTAACATACTTGCTTGGGGATTAAGATAATGCCAAAATTTACAGAACAACAAATAAGAGAAAGAGAAGAAAAAGTAGCAAAGGAAATGGAGCAAGCAGAAAAAGAAACTGCTGCTCAAGATGAAGCCTATGCTCAGTTACTATTAGACCAACAGGCAAGGTCTGATTCTAAATCTGACGGCTACTATATACAAGTACTAGGTGATAACGAGTATGGAACACAAATGGGTCCAGATAAAATAGATGATTCTTATGAATTAATTATTCCTTTTGTTGGACAAGTAAGTAAAGGTTATGAATTATATGTAGCAAGGAATGATGCTGGTGTTCTTGAACAAAGAATAAGAGAAGAAGATTTAGATTATTCTGGTAAAAGAAGAAATGAATATCCTAAACTAGCAGAACAATTAGATATGATATATCACGACATAGACGCATGGAGAGAAACTATAAAAGAAATAAAAGAAAGGAATCCTAAAGGAGAATAACAATGGCTATAACTACAGTACATGGAAGAATGGTAACAGATGGTTCTATTGGAACTGTTGATTTAGATGGTAGTAGTGTTACAACTGGTTTTAGCGGAGTAACTAAAACTGATAATGGTGATGGTACTCTTGATATTATATTTACTGCTGTAGGTGGTCAGACATATACTATTGTAACTCCTGATTTAACTGGACCAGCTGGACCTACTGGTGCTACTGGAGCTACTGGAAGTGCTGGAGCAACTGGAGCGCAAGGACCAGCTGGACCTACTGGTCCGACTGGACCAGCTGGTACATCTGGTATTACTGTTACAGGATTTTCTTCTACATCTAATAACGATTATACAGAAACTATTACTTTAACTTTCTCTGATAATAGTACGCATAGCTTTACATCACAAAATTTAAGAGGTGCTACTGGTGCTACTGGTGCAACTGGACCTCAGGGTGCAACAGGAAACACAGGACCTACAGGACCAACTGGACCTACAGGAAATACTGGGCCTCAAGGTGCAACTGGTGCTACTGGAGCTACTGGTACATCTATTACAGGAATTAGCTTAACTGATAATAATGATGGAACTTATGACATAGTACATACTATGTCTGCTGGTTCTAATATTACAGTAACAAGCCCTAACTTAACTGGACCTACTGGAGCAACTGGAGCTACTGGAGCTACTGGACCACAAGGAGCTACTGGACCACAAGGAGCTACTGGACCTCAAGGTCCTCAGGGCGAAACTGGTGCTACTGGACCAGCTGGACCAATGGCAAATCTTGTTGAAGATACAACTCCACAATTAGGTGGTGACCTAGACTTAAATGGAAATGTTATTACAGGATTAGAGCCTGGAACTACTGCAAACAAATTAGTGCAATTAGATGGTAATGCTAAAATACCAGCTGTTGATGGATCACAATTAACTAATCTTCCAGCATCAGGAGGTGTGGCAACATTAGTGGCTGATGGAGCTATTACTGCTGGTAAGCCTTGTATATTAACTGCTGCTGGAAAAGCAAAACAAATTGCACAAACAGGAAATAGTGTAACAGAGGGTTTTGGAGCAACAACAGACTTTATAGGAAATAATGGAAACTATAGTCCTGTAAATATGGCAGTAATAGGAACAAATAAAGTAGCAACAGTATATACTGATGATAGCAATAGCGATTATCCAACTGTACAAGTAGGTGAAGTTAATGGTTCGACTAACGCTATTACATGGGGAACAAAAACTGTAATTGATTCTAATGCCACTAATGGAACAGGCATTGTTTGGAAATCATCAAACAGTACTTTAGGAGTTTTGTATAAAACAAGCTCTTGGGCAGAAGTTAGAGGTTGCACAGTTTCTGGCACATCAGTTACAGTTGGTAGCAGTAATTTAAGTTTAAGTGTAACAAATACAAATCTATATGGAGCTATGCTCGATCCAGATACAGATGAAATGATATGTTGGATAATGGATTTTGTAAGCAGTCAAAGAGTATTAAAATCATTTGCTGTTGACCTTGATGGAACAAACACACCAACTTTATCTCATTCACATACAACAGGCGCGTTAAATAATGTATGGTGGGGTTCAGGATCTGCATTATCTTGCGCTTATGACACAAACACCAATGTTTTTATATTAACAAACTCAAAAGATGAACCAGATAGTGCAGTTAGATTTATTGTTCAAACAAATACAGGATCAGCATTTACCACAACAGAAAGAACAAAAGCTATAACAGGATTTTTAGGTTATGGTACATTTTGTTTTGATAGCACAAATAACAAAGTTGTTTATGCTTTTAGAGATAGTGCAGATAAAGTAGGTATTGTTAATTTAACAATGTCGGCAGATGACTTTACAGTTGGTTCGATAACAACGACAACATTAGTTAACGGAGGTGCAATTCAATGGTTAGCTTATGATCCATCAAGTGAAAGAGTAGTTGCATTTTCAGGTAAAGCTGCTGCTGTTGGTGCAAATTATGGTGTGTATTCTAATGATGGTACAACTTTAACAGAAATTTCAACAGCAAATTTTGGTAGTACAACTCAAGATTATTGGGCGCAACGAGGTGCTGTTACTCAAACAGCTATGACTGGTTTAGCTTCAAATCCTATAGTTTTAGCTATGCGTACAAATACTTCTAACACAAGTTTTGCTGGAGCTTTTTCAGTAGGGCAAACTCCTGTTACAAACCTTGATAACAATTATATAGGACTTGCTTCAACAACTGCATCAGACGGACAGAATGTAGATATTAACTTAACAAATAGTATTAACACTTCGCAAAGTGGATTAACTATTGGAGATGATTATTTTTCAAATGGTGCTGGTGAGATTAATCCGTTTATTAAAAGTGCAACAACAACACATACTTATGCAACTGGAACAGTAGCAGCTTTAACAACTGTTAATGCGTCTGCAAATAATAAAATAGACATAATTTATGATACACATAATGACAAAGTGTGGGCGTATTGTAAAGATGGTGATAATTCCAATTACCCAACTGTTATTGTAGGAGATATTTCATCAGGAACAAGTATTACATGGGGTACGCCTGTAACTGTTACAAGTAATACTTACTCTCCAACATCAAAAATGACGCAAAGAAATATAGCAAGTGATGGATCAGGAAATATTCTTGTAGCTTATCGAGATAATTCTAACGATTATGCAAGAGTAAAAGTTGGTAATTATTCTGGTACTAACAGCGCAACTTTTGGTAATGAGTTACAACCAGAAAATATTAGCGCATTAGAAACAATAGATATAGGTTACTGTTCATCTGCTAATTTGTGGTATATGTTTCATGGCAATAGCACATCAACTAGTTGGGCATTGATGAAACAGAATAGCGGCAATCAAAACTTTGACAGTTGGGATTGGGGAACTATACATACTGGTAATGCAGTAGTCATAAACAATATTTATAACTCTACTAATAATAAAATAATTGTTGGATTCAATCAAACTGGTGATGGCAAATTTTATGTTTGTAATACAAGCGCAGATGGCTCAACAAATACTGGTTACACATTAAACATAGGATCAGTACAATCTATAGATTGTGCAAATAATTATGAAACAGATGGTCGATTAAAAATAATACATGATACAACTAATAATAATTATATTCTGATAGATAGCACTACTTCATCAGGTGGCATGGATTGTTCTGTTATTACTGAAAGTAATGGAACATTAAGTCAATCAACTCCACAAAATGTGGGTAGTGGAACTATGTCCTCTAATACAGCTTTCTATAATCCTAATGACCAAAAGTTTTATGGAGCATATCAGGTTTATTCAAGTCCTTATGCTTGTAAAAATTATTTACTAACTGTATCTGGAACGACTTTTACTTATGTTGATGGTATTGATATGCCAAATGCAACTGATCGAGGAGTATGGACACAAGGTATTTATATTGCTGATGTAACTAAAGGTGTGTTTATAGGTCAGACTAATAATGGTTACGATATGGTAACAGCAATAATGAATATTGGTTCAAGCACAACTTATACTAAAACAGATACTCAATACATTGGCGAAGCTATATCAACAACATCTTTATTATTAAAAGATACACCAACTGATATTATATTTGGTAAGGCAGATAGCAATATTGCTAAAGGTCGTTCCGTTATTGTTGAAGCTGATGGAGATTTTAAACAAGTATCTGGAACAACATCAAGTGGTAGCGAAGTAACAACAAACTATATGGAAGTTCACGACACTAGCGGAGATGTTTTTGGTTTAGCATCAGATGGTACTGGTACAATGTGTGTAGTATTTAGAGGCACAAGTAATTATATTCAGGTATCTAAAGGAACATTAAATGCTGATCACAGTATATCTTGGGCCACTCCTGTTACTATGGCAAGTGTGTATGGTAATAGCTGTTCAGTATATTATGACAAAACAAATGAATTCTTTGTTGCAAACTTTCAATCTTCTAATGATTGGTATGCTTATCGCGTAACAGGAAGCGGCAACACAACAACAGTTGCTAATACAAGATCAAGTGGTGGTTATGGTGTTGGTACTGGTGTTGGTCATCAAGTTTCAATTTTTAGTGAATCGCAAAATTGTGGCGTAACATTTTTAAGTAAGCAAACAAGTAAAATAGGAACGCATCCATCATCAGAATCAGCATCATCAGGTAATGGTTATCGATCTGTATCATCTACAGTTGGTAGTTCTGCAAGTGATTGTCAATTTATTGGAATGGACTACGATCAAACTAATGATGTTGGTGTGGTTTGGTGGAGAGCAGAAGCTAACTCTGACTATCCAACTGTAAGAGCTTTTACTGTTGATGGTTCATCAGGTTATGGTTCTATAACTTTAGGAACAGCTGTTGTTTTAGAAAGCACAGGAACAAATTCTTATGGTGGTGTTGCTCTTAATGGTACTAAAGGATTAGCTGTATGGAAAAGTAGCTCAACTGAATTAAGACAAAACTATTTTACATTATCTGGCACAACAATTACAAAAGGAACAGCTGGAACAGTAGCTAGAGATGGTACAGAAGAATACTATGTTGAGGGAACACAGCTACTAACATATAATCCAATATCTGATAGATTTTATTTTGCTTACAATAATTCTGCTGATAACTATGATGTTATGTTAAAAGAACTTCAATGTTCAGGCTCAACAGTATCAGTAACAAATACAATTAAAGTCTTTGATGCTACAAATAATCAAAACTATTATTGGAATGTAAAGTATGTAGGTAACACAACATCAGGCAGAGAAGATCAACAAGCCTATATGTTGATGCTTGGTAAAGAACATGGTGATGATGCTGGAACATTTGGTTATGGCCCAGCTTATACAAGTAGCACTACTAATTTAACTACTGAAAATTTTATAGGTTTTGCTGAAACTAATGCAACAGCAAATGGAACATCTAAAGTTAGAATACATGGAATAAATCCTAATCTTACTGGACTTACTCCTGGACAAACTTTATATGTAACAGCTAATGGCGATTTATCTGAAACTGCTGAGTCAGGTACAGTCGTGGAAGCTGGTAAAGCAATCTCGGCAACACAATTATTAATAAGAGGATAATAATATGGCACAAGTATTAACATGGAACAGCTCTAAAAATACAGATGATACTGTATTAGAAGATATAGCTATCTACCAATTCTCAGATGATACTATCGTTGAGATCGGAGATGATAAAACTGTTATTAAAGACGCAAGTGGTAATGAACAGTTAATTATTTCTGATGTTAACACATCTAATGTTAATCACTATACAAATGTACCTGATCCTGAATCAGAATACTATGGGTATAAGTGGTTTTATACAACAGAAGATGGATGGGTATTAAATGATAACTGGGTTGATCCTAGATTAGAAGATGAAGAATAATTATGGCTGGTCTATCTCCTGTTGAACAAGGCAAACTACTTGAGGCTGTTAATAAACTGACAGACCAAGTAGAGGACTTGAACAAGAGATTACAGAACATGGAGCTACAAGTAGCAAGAGGTAGAGGCCTGTTGTTCGGAATTATTTTTGCAGCTGGTGGATTATCAGCTGGGATTACAAATTTTTTAACTAAACTTGGAGGAAATTAAATGAAGTATGCACTATCCCTTATAATTTTATTTGGAATAACTGTATCTGGTTGTGCGTCTAGCCACATTGGAGTCAATGCTCAGCTACCATCAGACCAGAATATCTCTATTGAGATAAAAACTACTACTGAAAATGACAGTTAGCTCTCTCGCTTGAATAGAAAGCCATACAGAAAGATTTAAACTTTATGACCTTATACTATATAGACACACCTAACTTCTTTTCTACGCTCATTTATGGGATTAATTTTTCATGATTGCCCTGTTCGGATCAGCACTTGGGTTCTTTTCCAGTACAATTCCATCTGTATTAGGATTTTTTGAGAAACGCCAGGCACATCGTCAGCAGTTGGCATTACTTGAAGCACAGTCCAAACATAAAATTAATATTGCTAATGCTCAAGCCGACATAGCAGAGGCAGAAAATATATATAAGCATGACCAGACACTAGCTACTAACTCTGCTGGTTGGGTTACTACATTCTCAGCTACATGCAGACCAGTCATTACATATCTGTTTTTGTTTTCTTACCTTACTGCAAAATCAATTACTATATGGCAAGCATATACTAGCGGTGTAGAGCTGCATGAAAACTTGCACATCATCTACTCAGATTTCGATGAGGGTATGGTATCTTGCATTATTGCTTTCTGGTTTGGTCAACGAGCTATGATGAGAAAAAAATAATGGATAAGATTATTGAAATAGTTAAAGGCATTATATCACCAGAGCAATCTTGGTCAGCTTTTGTTATGAAGATCATTGGTCTTATTGTTGTGGCTGTTATTGCTTATGTTGGTTTCCAACAATACTCAAGTCTAACTGTTGAAGAAGATACAGAGATTCCTATTGAAGAAGTATTTGAAAAGGACCCAGAAAAGAAAATTAAAGTAGAAGAATTAATCAGTAAACTGTTAAGGTCAGATAGAGATATTGAATCTGTGTGGTTGTATGATTGGATTGATGCTAGAAATATTGCACCATTAATTAATATGCCAGCAAATAGTATTGATCTATTACCTACTGGTTACTGGATGGAGGGCGATGAGTATGTCATTGGGCATTTTGTATTAGGACAATGCACATCATTAGATAGAGATACTGTTAATATTGCATGTAGTGTAATGTCTGCTGAAGATAGCTGGGGTTTTGTATTAGTACAATATATAGATGGTGTTACTCCAGATTTAAAAACAACTAAAGCTACAGCTATGAGAATATCTGAAATATTATATTTAATAGAGAGAAACTAATGGCAGTAAAAGTATCAGACTCAAGTGTAATATCTATACCATTAAGAAATCTTGTAAGCCTTATAGCTGGTAGCTGTATAGCTGTGTATGGTTACTTTGGTTTAACTGAAAGATTAAATTTTCTTGAGCATGAGTTAGAGTTAAAGAATAAAGATATAGTTCTTAACTCAGAGTTCAGAGTTAAATGGCCGAGAGGTGAGTTCGGTGCGCTCCCAGATGATGCACTTCAAGACATGCGGATTGAGCAACTGCAAGAAGAAGTTAGTAAACTTAAGGAGCAATTAGATGAAATCAATAAAGATTGATAAAGACACACAGACCTACATAATCCCATCTGGTGATAAGTTAAGGGTGTGTATAGATAATGAATCCCTATGGAAAGACATGACAGTTAATGCGTATATTAATTTAATATGTGGATGTCTTGATGCTATCCAAGAAATAAGACGAGAAGAAAAACTTTGTAAATGTTGTAAGGAGTAAACAATGTCACGCAATCCATTAACAGTCGATGAGTTATTAGAAGTATTAGAAGCAGACAATGAACATAAGAGCAGACATGATGCTGCTAAATCATTAGGTCTGAGCTATGCTACATTTACTGCACGATTATATTGTGCAAGAGAAAGGTTACCTGACTTATCTAAAGAACCTGAGTTTGAAGTACCAGACCTACCATCTGAGGAATTACCTATTGAAGAATTGATTGAGTATAAACGAAAAAGATTTCGTACAAGAAAGAAAGCTACTGATGCTCATGAATGGATAGATGTTAAAGTAAATATTGATGGGCCAGTAGGTATACTATGGATGGGTGATCCACATATAGATGATAACCATTGTGATTGGGAGAAGTTATACTCTGATGTAGAGTTAATTAAATCTAATCCAGCTATTAAAGGCGCATCGATAGGAGATGTACATAATAATTGGATAGGTCGCTTGTCACTAAAAATGAGTCCTAGTCAGGAAACAACTGATGCACAAACCTATCTACTTATTGAATGGTTGATTAACAACATGGACCCATTAATTTTGATCAGAGGGAATCATGACAACTGGACACCTAGTGCAAAGGATCCGATGACATGGATGGAACAGCCAAAGAATATCTCTGCTGATTGGCAAGTTAAGTTTAGATTAAATTTCCCTAATGGATATCGTCTTTCTGTGGATGCGCGTCATGACTATCCAGGTCATTCTCAATATTCAAATCTTCATGGGCTGATGAAAGCGAGTCTTTGGAATTCTGATGCTGATCTTTATATTGCTGGTCATAAGCATAACTGGGGGATTCAGAAAGTGGAACAAGTAAATGGTAAAGTAAGTTCTTTAGTTCGACTAAGAGGTTATAAGTATCACGATCAATATGCAATAGATAAGGGTTTTCATCAACAGCAACATGGTCAGTCAATCTTGCAAGTGATCGATCCATACTCTCTAAGTGCATCAAAGCAGCTTTTCTTTGAGAATGTGGAAGAAGGTCGTGACTATCTTGAGTTTCTTCAAAAGAAATCTCGTTAAATATTTTCTGGTATTCATCCACAATATCTTGTGGTGCTTTCTTAATACCATTCATAACAGTAGAGTGGTCTTTGTTAAACAGTCTGCCTATCTCTCCGTAACTTAATCCAGAATTTTTTCTGATTAGTTTCCACATAACCCATCGTGGTTCTGTTACTTGCTTGGTTCTTTGGTTGCCTTTGATTTCTTCTACAGTTAAATCATAATCCTCCATAATCTTATGGACTATATGTGTAAGTTTTTTATTTTTGAATTTCATTTGCATAGCTCTCCTTTATAGCAATTACTTATCTCCTTATCTACTCACAAACAAAATAAGCACAGCCATTGTTTCTAAGCTATAGCTGTGCTTATCAGCATCCGTTTGCGCCCTTTGAATACTAACCTATTGATGCACAAACGAATTAGGAAAGGAGAATCAATAGGTTAAAATGGTATACCGTCATCATCGTCAATCGCTTCGCCTGTTGTGGGCTTCGCTCCTGACTCTGATGATTTAGAATCTAGCATGGTAAATGTAGAATTGAATCCTTGAAGTACAACTTCGGTAGTATATTTTTCTACTCCGTCTTTGTCCTCATACTTTCTTGTCTGCAATTTACCCTCAATAAATACATTACTTCCTTTCGTAACATATTGTTCTATAACAGGAATCAATCCCTCTTGGAATACTACTACTCTATGCCATTCGGTTTTTTCCTGTTGATCTCCGCTCTTGTCTTTCCATCGTTCAGTTGTTGCAAGACTAAAGGTTGCGAATCTTCCTCCTGTCTTTTTATCTCTGACCTCTGGGTCCGCTCCTAGTCTACCTATGAGCATTACTTTATTTACACTACCTGACATTTATTCCTCCTTTGTCTTTGGTTTTCTAAAATCATCTGCTTCTGATTCACTATAAAAATCTACATATACTTCGGTTAATTTAAGAACAGCTCTATCATGCGCTCTTTTTTCTGCTATAGCTATTGGGTATCTTGCTACTGTATTAGCTTTATTTGATTCTCCAAAAGTTTCTATCTCTAATCCTGTTAGAGTATTTCTAGCAGTAGCTCTAATGTATATATTACCCATTATTTCTTTTGGTTCGCCATAAGTAACTATTATTTTATGATGAGCTGCAATTCTTTGAACAGCTTTGTTACTTAATATCCAACGAATTCCATTCTTGGTTTTATGTGGCCATGCAAGATCATCGCTTGGTTCTATGCCTGGACAAAGTGATTGTATTTTATCCCATGCTTCTTCTCTTTTCATTAGTTCCTCCTATTTAATTCTGATAGACACTATGCCATTTTTATTTCGGCTGGCAGTAATACCGTTGTATGTTACAGACTTGGCATCATCTGGTATCAGTTTCTTGAGGTGATTCTTATTGTGTTCATTCTCCTCTTTAGACTTACTGAATCCAGTATTGCTTACTGAAGTTTCTATTGCTTTATCAATAAATTCTTTAGCCCAATTCCAATCTGCACATTCGTTAAGATTATACACCTTACCGCTTGCACATACAATATCTTTTTCTATTGGTACACCAGTAACCCAGTCTAATTCTTGTGATACTTTCCACCATTCATCTCTGTTTGGTTTCTCTCCATCTTCATAGAATTGTTCTGGCGCATGCCAATAGTCATGGATCAATGCTCCTAATTCCATAGCTCTTTTCATGTATTCTGAAAGAAAGGTATTATCTCTTTTAACTATGTCATGCTGTTGTTTTTTGTTTCCAAAGATAGCTGAGATCATTATCTCATCTCTACCCCAGACATACATGTGATGTTGTAACTGTGGATAATAGTTTTTAATTACTGTATCTAAGTTACTGTACTCTCCAGTATGTTTAAGTTCTACTAAGCTAATACCTTTATCTGTATCTTGTACTAAATGTTCTTCTGCATAAGCTATATCAATAGTAGATGCTAATATAAATGGATGAGATGTACTATCAGATTCAATAACACAATGTGCTTGTTCATACATTAAGTTATGTTCATGTCCGTAACCAACTACATTGTTTCTTGTTAACTGTTTGTTAAGCCAACTTGTATGAAAATCCTCAGTAGCTAATCCTAATTGAACAGGGAATACATTAGACAAATCATCTTTGAGATGATCTATCTTTTGTTCCCAAAGTTTTTCTAAATCATAGTAGTCACCACTAGCTATTGCTCTTGCATCACTACTACTTATCTTATCCTGATAGTATTCTTCTCTTGTTCCAGAGTATTCTACACTTTTATATATTTTAATTGACATCTTCTGGCCTCATATCACTTTCAGGATCAGGTTCATACACATCGTTCTCAATACGAACTTGTTCTTCTGCGTATTCATGCACCTCATCATACTCAGCATCAGGATTCTCTTTAGAATATTGCTTAAAGTGTTTCTTGTAGCTTTCTATTTCAGCCTGTTCTTGTTGTTCAATAACCCAATCAGTAAATTTAATTGACATTTCTATCCTCCATAATTTTTACTTTTTTGTACCACTTACCATTTTTACGATAGACTGTACCTCTAAGTGGTCTTGAGTTACCGCCTCCGTGGGAATTCTTCCCTTTATGATTCTTCTCTTTAGCCATGTTAAAGACCAAAGATAAATGCAATACCATTCAACAATACAATTCCAGATAGAATTGCTATCATCATAGTCTTAAGGTAATGCTTAACTGCATATTGTAGTTCTTCTTTTTGAGTAGTCATTTATTCCTCCTCTAATTGTTCAGCAATTTTTTTATGAGCGTGCTGTAATAACTCAAATACTTCCATTCGTGGAATGTATATCTTGTTAGCATGTGTCCTAATATTTTTTATGCTAGGGTATTCTGATTCTTTAACCATCTTAGATACTGCATATTGAATAGCATCAGCTGGAAATAATTTTAATTCATTAGAGTATACAGCATAGAAGTCTTTCTTCTCTTGCTCTGTATCTGGTAACACATGCTTGTTAACTAAGAACAATAGATATAAACACTCAGACATTTGTTCTAATGTAATAGGTTGTAGTCTATCTATCATATACTTTAAGTCTATATCCAATTCATCAAGTGCTGCGTTTATTTCTTTCTGGGATTTGTAAGACTTTACTTCCATCTGTGCTTTGTATTGCACCCCTGTCAACAATTCCTTGCTGAATGGTGTTTGCAGATGTGCTATTGGTTTCGTATCTATTATAGTAGTGTCCTTCTCGTAACCAGTTACTTGGGTACTTGATGTATCTTTGTTCGATTTTGTTTTGTTGGACATATTTTCTGTACTCTCTTGCTCCATTTATAATCTCCTGTTCTGTTGCGCCATCATCTTTTATTGCATGTACATAGGCAGTCATGGCTGTAAATTTTCCTTGAGCATTTGGATATGCTTCCCAGAATAATTCAAATCCATCCATGAGTTTAAGTTTAATGAGATCTTTCTGTTTGTATACTTTCATTAGTAGTCTCCAATTTAATATCACAGTCAAGGGCCATAGCCCATGAAGTTAAATTGAAAGCACCTGGACTTCTAATACCACATTCCCATTTACCTACCAACCCATCAGCATTACCCATGCGTTGATCTAATTCTAATTGAGATATATTCAAACTCTCTCTCCTCAGTTTGAATTGATATATCAGTTCCCAATACCATGTAGGTTTATACCCTACACGATTAGACCTTGATGCTATCCATTCATTCTTATCTGCCATAACAGTATAGCATAGGTGCTTTCGTTTTTAAATCAAGAAAGTTTTTCTATTACATCTTGTTTTACTATTTCTTCTAGCATACCTAATGATGTAACAGCTTCATTATCCTCTGCATTAAACATAGTACTGTCATGTACTAATGACCATAGCGCATAGTTATTCCAAGCAAGATGAATCTTGCCATCACTATACTTATAACCTTCAACAGAATAACTATCTCCATAATGATCACAAGATTTTAACCAATCTCCAAATTCTTTAGCATCATTATCAATAGCTTCGTCTAATTCATAGGCTTTATTTCTTATTTTTTTAACCTCATCTTTCCTAAGATTTAAACTTCTTAGTTTATTGATAACAAGTTTATCACTTCCTACTAGCTTTAGAAAATGTTCACGAACAGCGTCTTTAACTCTTGATTCTATTCGTTCCCTATCTTTTACTCGTACTTTAAATTTTTTTGCCATGTTGTTTCTCCTTTTATATGACATTAATAAAATCACTAGCATCTTGTTCAGATGTAGTGACAACCACTCTGCGCACAGTCCTACGACCGTGAACAATTTGCATGGGCATAGGTTCGCCCATCAAATTCAATATGATAGTGTATATAATAAACACAATATTACATACCAATAGCTTTCAATCGGTAGACATAATGCCCTCCAACTATCTGTTAGAGGAATTATCCTAAGATAAAATACTAATTACTATCTTGACATTAAGGTATTTTTTTCAACCAACATTTGTATATTGGTCCACCAAAATCATCTAAGCATTGTCCACCTTTGGCTGATGTTCCACAATACATACAGATACCAGCTTCAATAGCTATCTGTCTTTCTCTTTCTGTTTCTGCTTGTTCAGCTAATGAATCCATCATGTGGTCCATCGCCTCATCTACATAATGTTTTGTTTCTGCCATTCTTTCTTCTCCTTATATAATCTGTTAATAATAATTGCAGCTGCGTCACACCTACTACATAAGTATTCACGCATTGTATTTATTACATCATAGTAATAATCTTCATCGACTTGATAAGCATAAGGTCCAATGAATCCACCTCTGGTTTCTAATATTTCAATAGAATTTTCTACTGCCATTCTACTTCTTGTTTTAATTCTTCTACCCATAGAAGCAAACTCATGATTGACTTGTTGCCTAATCCATTCCTGACTGTACATATTAATCTCCTTTTGTTTGGTGCGTGATGAGTATACTAAGCAGTTCGTGAGGCCTTTCTAACTTAGGAAATACAGAAACCTACTCTGATTGACTTGCATTACATTCAATCAAGTGTGCAGTCTAACGATACTTGGATATGATTTTTTCAGCACTTATCATACCGCCTCTGTGCGTAATACTCATCACGACTTTATCATATAATGTTGGTTCGTGTGCGACACGCTGAAGATACTCATAAGTTTCTTTCAACTTAATTTTCTTCGTCTGATTTTTGGTTACTCATCCTAGTATTTGTAACTCCGCTCATCAGTATTGCAATCCCACAATGTGTGATTCCCACCCATTATATAAATTCTATATGTTTCTTATATCTACATTATGCTTTTGTTCTGCTGCAAAAGCACATGCATTAATCTCTTTCTTAAAAAAATTCTTTTGTTCCATATACTTAGCGTCTTGCAAATGTTTCTTTGCCCATTGGTAACGCTTTTTAATTTCGTATAAGTCTAAGTCTAAGCTACTGTGTTGCATTTTCTTCCTCGTTTCTAACTAATTCTAAACCCTTAGTACTAAGGAAATGTATAGTGTTATTACAATTACTTGTAATACTTTTCCTTTTATCTGGGTTACCATGTTCATCAAACTTAATGTATACCCACCCCTTATCTCTAAATGCTTTAAGCCTGGAGCTTATAGATACTTCTTTAATACCAGTATACTTTGCTATCTCTGAGAATGTACCACCAGTATTTAAACTCTTAGTTAAAGCATGTAGTATTTTATAGTCTTTAGTGTTGGTCCATGTATTCTTAGATGTAGATGGATCGTTTTTCCTTGTAGGTGTAGGAAATTTAATTACATTTAAATCAGTTGGTATCGCCATCTTTACCTCCGTATGATTGTATTGCTGCGTCTTGAACTATATTATTAACAGCAAAATTAATTGTAGTAGTAATCATAGTCTTTCTCATCTCATCAGTTATATCTTTATCGTGACCAGTCATTGCCATCACTTGGTCAACAACAAATTTAATATGTTGCTCATCACTTTTTTCAAGAACTAATTTGCCACCATTTTTAAAATCATCTGTATTTCTGTAATGATCTTCGATGCCTTTTAGTATTTGTTCTCTATAATAATTACGCATTGATCCGTTAAGATCAGGTATTTCTTTAGTCATGTTTATCTCCTTATAATATTATTAACATAATCCACATTAATTCACAACAACTTTAGGTTCTTTGTTATCCAATATCCAAGTTGCTGCTTTACTTGCTTGAGCAATACACTTAATAAGATACTGGCTGTCATCTTTAATAGCTCTATCCCATGATGCTATGTATTTAAGATGATTAGGTTGTGCTTTAGCAATCACACCTAACTCTGTGCATACCATTATACTACACATCTCAGCTATTAATTCTTCTTTAGCTCTGCTCTCCTTACATGTATGGTATGAATCCATATCTCTATTCAATCTTGATGGATGGCCTGTAAGATGACCAGCCTCATGGAATATAACAGATAGATACTCTTGAGTAGCATCTGATTCTCCATCAATACCATGAAACTTCCATTCTTCTGGCATTACAATAGTATCTGTGCTTGACTGGTAGTATGCAGCATTACCTTGATGTTTAAGTTTAGCTCCTTGTTTCTTCATGAACTTAGATATTAATTCTTCACAATCTTTATTCATATCAACAGCATTAGCTTTAGGTTCATCATTAAAGATAGCATAGTCTTTGTCTTTCCAGACTTTAGCACCGTGATATACTGGAGTAACTTGATCTCCATTCCAGCCAGGTATTGTTTTCCATCTGTATATATATTCTTTACCAGTTTCTTGATTGACTCTAAAGACAGGCGTTATAATTCCACACTCACTTGCACCATTAGGTGCATATCCTATGCTAGCCCAGCCTTTATATGTTGCCCAGAATTTAGATTTATATCCATTCATTTCAGATACCATACTCATTAACATATTGTTAACTCCTTTGTATCTATTAAGTTTATTATCTTTTGATTGTGGATTTAAATAAGCTGCTTTGTATTGATCTTCAAAGGTAAGCTGCCATGTTCTTTGCCACTTACCCTCCTCATTACCAGCGTCTTTTATTATAGATAAAAACTTAGAGTTAAATCTTTTTGTGTTAAACTCATACACTTTTTTTGTCTTAGACATTTGTTCCTCTTATAAATTTAGTGTTGTTAATTTTAATATCAGTTACTCCATAGTCTATATCTTCAAGCCATGTCTTGATTTCACTAGCGATGTGTTCTTCATCAACCCATGTGTCATCTTCATCATTTGAATCATCTCTTGATAGAGTAAATGATACATCAAATTTTTCTATTGCCATTAGTTTCTCCTTAATTAGTTTGTCTAAATGTTATGCTTATTCTTTTACCCATAGGTATTGATGTACCGTGTGTATACACATGTTGGAAGTTGCCCTCTGGCATTATGTATATATCTTTATCTTCTTGTTTAAAGCTAAATGATTTACCGGTATTCTTTCTTACTATGAATATATTAGTTTGCTTTCCAAAGCTAACTGTTGCAACTGCTCCAGTAGTTCCGTCAGGTTTTACAAAGATAGGCTCATCATCTGAGTGTTGAGCTATACCTTTAAAGTCATAAGCGTTTAGTAATGCGCTATTGAAATATCCTTTTGGATATTTGAATTTATGTTCTAATCTTCTAGCTAGATGTATAAATTCATTAGGCATATCTTGTGCTTTATGTCTAACTCCTGTGTAACCGTAGTCTACTGGGCCATACCATGTAGCTGTATGGTTGCGGTAGTTTCTACCAGATACCAAGTTATTATCAACTTGTATCTTATTCCAAAGGTAATCAAACTCTATATCTATTTGTTTAATCTTACCTCGTTTTATTGTGTGATTCATTATATTCTCCTTTTAAAAAAAATTAGCTACAGGATTTAGTATATCTGGGGAGATGACTACTTCCTCCTGTAGCATTGTGCTGTAATGAGTAGCTCGAAGCGTTCTCTCTGGCGATTAGCCAAGTTCCCTCATATTTACAGCAGATAGAAACAGAAAATCATAATGCTCTTTCCATTTTTAAATGACAAACACACAAAAGAATAGCCGAAGTTAATCGGCTATTCAGTTTGCTAGACTAAGCTTTGATTGCGTTGAGCTTAGCTTTTTGGTCTTTGATTAGCTGAGCTGGTGTCTTAGAAGAACCAGACTTAGTGTCTGACCTCTCGAATCGCTTAGCTTGTTTCTTCTTGTATTCTGTGTAGGTTTCTCCGAAGAAGAAAGTCCAAACATAATCACCAGTTAAGATAACCCTTTTCTTTAGATGAGGTTCTAGTAAATCTTCGTAGATTTCTAGGTATTGAGAACTGGTTTCTATTCTGCCCAAAGCCATAACTTCTGGACTGTGTAGTGGGTTACCAGATTCATCATATAGAGGTTCTCTA